CCGACGTCCGCGGCCGCCACCGGCGCGTCATCACCGACGTCCGCGGCCGCCACCGGCGCGTCATCACCGACGTCCGCGGCCGCCACCGGCGCGTCATCACCGAAGCCGGCCGCCACGGCCAGCCACCCCAGCTTCATGTCCACGGTCTGCTTCACAGCGACAAGTCCCCCAGAAGCGCCTGGGCATAGTCCCGGCCGGAACCGTCCACCGTGCCTTTGAAGACCACGGCCAGGCCCACGTCCTTTGACAGTGACAGCTGAAGGGCGGCTGACTCTTCCGGCATGGCCACCGCCCGGTACAGCAGAATGGCGTCATGGTCGTCAGGGTCCTTCGGTGCGAACAGCAGCACGCAGGCCTTGTCATCCAGGAAGGACCCTGGCGGAACGGCCGCCTGGGGGCTGCCAGGCTGTCCCACCGTGATGGTGCGGGAAGGGGCGCCGGACACCGCGGCCGCGCCAGGCATGACCAGGCGGATGGCGTCCGCGTCCGTTTCCCGAAGCACCGCGGCGAAGATGGGCGTTTGCCCGGTGAACAGAACGGACGTGGTGGCGTGTCCCCATTCTTCCGCCTGGACGTCAAAGGACTTGACGTTCGGTCGGAATTCATGGTCACGCGCCAGGCCCAGCGCGGTGCCACCGTAAGGGAAGGTGCCGGCCAGGTTCGTGGGGTCCTTCACCAGCCAGCCATGGACTTTCTTCAGGTTCGAAGCATCAGGTGACGCCACGTCAAACCCCCGTATCTATCCGGGGCGCGTTGGTTCGTCCGTGATGCCTTCTTCCACGATTTCACGGATGCGTTCTTCCGCGCCGGCCACGCCCAGGAAGGGGCGCATGTTCACGTCTGTTTCCAGTTCGGTCACGTCTTCGCTGGTCAGCCAGAACAGATTCAGGAAGTACGGCACGCCTTCGGCCGTGCTGATGAAGTCCCTGACACCTTCACGCACCAGGTCATTCACCGGCTGGGTGGATGTCCCACCGTACTGGTGAACGGAAGCGTATGTCACATTCGTGCCCACTTCCACGGTGAACTGGTCCGGCGTGTCTATCTGCCCCTGGTCGTCCAGGCTGCGGAACAGTTCGCCAGTATCGAACAGGGCCCGTGGTGAACGTTCCAGGCGCCGGCTGGAAATCTTACTGCCGCCAGCCAGGTCCGCCACCAGGCCGGCCGTGTGAACGAACGGGTCATCTTGACCAGGGTACTGTTCCGGCCACGCATCGTTGCCCAGGCGCTGGTCACGGAAGGCGCGCTGGGCGTTCGCCTGAAGCGCCGCGCCCACCTGCTTCAGAATGGCTTCGGGGTTCCGCAGCACCCGGCGGACATTCGCCAGGACTTCTTCCCGGTCATTGCTGCGGATGCGGATGGTGCGTGTCACGAAAGGTCAAAGCTCCGTTTCCGTTCGCTGGGCCCAGGCTGCGAAGGCGTGATGATTTCCAGGTTTTCCTTGTCGAAATACGGCCGGACAGTTTCGCCTGGCACCATTTCCTCAGACGGTTCCAGGACGCTGTCAGTCCGCGGCAGCATCCGGTCCCTGGCCGTCACCAGTATCAGCTGGTCCAGTTCCTTCATATAGGCCTTGTGGTCATCGGTGCCGGCCTTCATGCCGGCGCGCTGCTTCAGCTTCGCGATGACGCCAGCCACCGCCACGTTCACGTGCTGGGCTTCCGTGTCGTCCAGGGCCAGGCCGCGGTTCGCGAAGTCCGCGCCCACGTCCGTGACAGCCAGGCCCAGGCGCGTGGTGTCCACGGTGGTCTGGGTGGGGTCATACGGGTTCGTCAGGTTCACCAGGTACTGGCTGCCGTACCTGGCGATGACGTCATCGGCAATGGCCATGGGTCAGTTCCTCAGACTGGGTCAGCCCAGGTGGGGCTGGCGTGGGTGGGAAGGTATTCCCCGAAGGCCAGCCACAGCCAATAGGCGATGATGGCGCCGGTTTCCGTGTCCGCGATGGTCCAGACATCGTCCACCAGGTACGGCGTGGCGCCACCCACCAGCGCGTACCAGCTGCCGTCAAACGGCGACATGGGCGCGAAGATGATGTCATCCACCTGGACTTCACCCACGGCCAGCGTGGCCACCGCGATGGACACGGCCAGTTCGTCCTGGTTGAATTCGCGGAACCACCGGTCTTTGTCCAGGTCCAGGGCCAGGATGGTCCACACGTCATTCGTCAGGGTGGACAGGTCCACCGATGCGGACACGCTGCCCAGGTTCAGGGTCAGCGTCCCGGTGGCGCTGTTCTTCCGCTTCACCGCCACCTGAAGGTGATAGGGCACGTCAGGGTCCATGGTGCCCTTCGCCACTTCGTTCAGCACCTGGGTGATGGTGTCGCTGGCACCGAATTCCAGGGCTGCCGGGTTCGTGTCACCCACCGCGTCCCGGTACGTGACCAGGTCCGCGGACAGGTTCGCCACGTCAGTGGTGACAGTCCAGTCATCCAGGGCGGACAGCGCCGAACCGGCCGCGCCGGATTCGGTGTAGTCGCTGAAGGACGGATTCGAAATCAGCGCCTGGCTGTCCCGCGCATCCAGGGCGCGGTATTCCGTGGTCCGGCCGGAACCGGACACTTCCAGTAAGTCCTTCTCCGCGGCGCCACCGGCGAATTCGAACACTTCCACGTGCCGGTCCGCGCCGCTGTTCCGGTCCCGCCGGCAAGTGATGGTCTTCGTGTCCGCCGTCTGGTTTTCCAGCACCTTGCCATCCGCGTCCACGGTCAGGCGGTGAATGCCGGTGGCAAGGCCGGTGCCGGTGAAGCTGGGCGTCCCGAAGGACAGGGCGCGGGTCTTAATGGACTTGGCGTTCGCCACGAAGTCAGCGCGCATGTCCCTGAAGATGCGGCCCACGTCCGCGTAAGGGATGCCCAGCACCTTCGCATACTGCTGAAGGTACGGCGTCAGCATCCCCGCAGCGAAGCCCAGGGTGGAAGCCATCTGGCCGCGCATGTCTTCCGCGGCCGCCAGGGCTTCGGCGGAATAGTCGCCTTCCTGGGCCTGCTGGATGGCGTCCAGCATGTCCACGAAGTTCGGCGTGTTCACGCTGCCGAACTTCTGGGTTTCGTTCAGCAGCTTGCACGTCAAGCCTATCTGGTTCTGGACTTCTGCTTCACTGGGGCTGGCCATTGTTCCCGCCTATGAAAAAGGGCTGACTGGGGGTTCTGAGTCACCCAGCCAGCCCGGTCACGAATCGGTTCCAGTGCTTCGGTCAGACGCGTTCCACCATGGTTTCCGGTTCGGCCATGCGCCAGTCCACCGGCATGGTGGGTTCCATCCGCACCATGTAGATGAAGCAGCCCAGGGGAACGTCATTCGCCTGCGGAACGTAGGCCTTCACCTTCGAACCGTAGGGCATCGTTTTGGACATCTTCACGGCCATGGGTCCTTCCCCACGGATGAAGGCGTCCGCCACCCGGTCCACCACCAGTTCCACCTGGTCAGCGTCCAGCTGGTACAGGGCGCCGCGGGCCGGTTCGCTTTCCAGCTGCCCGTCCTTCCCCATGTCCATGCGGCCGGTCCACCTGGGGAAGCACACGCCACCGGCGGTGATGTTCTGGATGGGACTGTCCGGCGTGGTCCCGCACCAATACGTGTGTTTCTCCGTGGCCGGCGGGGGCGCCAGGGCGTCTTCCGGAACCTTCACGGCGCCACCCAGCGTGGGCGGTGCGGCGTTCGGAAGGCCAGGGACGTTCACCTGGATGCTCGTTTCCGGCTGCGGGTCCGGCACCGGCACGGTGTCCGCCGGAGGCGGGGGCGGCGGGGGCGCCGCGGGGTCAGGCGTGGGCGCTTCGGTGGCGTCCGGTACAGGCGGGGCCGGCGGGGCCGGCGGTTCGCCGTCCTGGACTTCCGGTACGTTCGGTTCGGCGTCAGACATCAGTGGTTCCTTTCCACGGTCAGGGGCCTGGAAAATCCAGGCCCCAGTATCCGCAGGCAGGGGCTGTTCGTCCAGCCCTAGCCTAGTTGTTCACCTTCACGGTCTGGTAGGGAAGGAACACGCCCACGCCGTGCCGGCTGTCCCACTGGACGGACTCTTCCTTCGTCTTCCTCGCGACGTCGGAATTGTCCATGTGC